CGTTAATACTTAGGCTACTTGCTGAAGGCATACCTTGCTTGCTACCCAAGATGCTCATCAAATCGTTGTAACTCATGTTTGATGGCTGTGAATACTTAATTGGTTCTGGTACTTTGCCATAGTTGGGGTCTAGGAACTTTTCCCATTGAGTACCAATAAGTAAGTTTCTATCTCCAAAGTTAATCGGAGGTAAAGGTGTAAATGGTGCAACAGTAGGTGCTTTGGGTGTTAAGAAAGTCTCAGGAATAGGCACAATGTCAAAGCCTGTTGGTGTTCCAGAACTAGACAAAGCACTACCTGCACCAAGCAAGCCAGCAGCAGTCAATCCTAATTGAGCCACTCGTAATGGGTCAACAGTAGTTGGTTTTTCAGCAATTACTTTAGGGACTTCTAATGGAGTTGTTGGTTGAATTAACGGAATTGTTGCAGCAGTAATAGCATCTGTAATGCTAGATGGTCTTTCAGCAATAATAGTTTGCTGTGGAATTGGCTGTGTTACAGGCGCATTAGGAGTTGTTGCCAACAAATTCACAACTTGGTCAGCCGTAAGTTGTTTATTATCAGTAATTTTTACAGTTTCTGGCGCATTTGTAATCAATGCGTTAGTTACAGCATTTAGTGTTTGTTGGTCAACTTGCCTGTCTCCAGTAACTGTCAATGCAGGTACTGTTGAGCCAATAGTGTTAATAACATTACCTAATGAAGCGGGTGCTGTAATGTTAACTGCGTTAGCATCTGCAACTGAAGTGCTTACTGGTGTCGTAACAGCCGTACCACCAGAATTAGTAATGAAGTCATCAATCTGAGCATTAGACAAACCTGCTCGTTTTAAATCATTGATTAAGTTTGTTTCTGTGGCATCTGCAATCTGCTCTGGTGTCATGTTGGTAAAGTCAACAGGAACATCCAAAGATGCAATGTAGTCTTTTAATGCACTACCTGCATAAGCACCACCACCACCCAATAAAGCGGCTCTTAACGTATCTTCTGTGCTACCACCTGTCAGAGCAGTAGAACCACCTGCAATGGTTGCGCCTGTAGCACCTGCCAAAGCAGAGCCTGTTAGACCAGTAGAACCTGCAATTAGATTGCTCAAATAAGGCGCACCAAGAACACTAGCAGCCAAAGCAAGAACAGGACGAGATGCCTCTAATAAACCTTTACTACCACCACCTGCGAAAGTACCTGAGTCAATTACTTCGCCAGTTTTAGGGTTAAAGGTTTGCCAATTAGCTGTATTGTTTGGGTCAACTCTAGTTTCATAAACAACTTGAGGAACACCTGCAATTTGTTGTTCAATGTTATCGCCTTCGATAACTCTACCTCTAGCAGTTGGTATTACAGGCATACTTTGTCCAGTTTGTGCTATCTGTGTAATCTGTGAAGGTGTAGTCGCAACTACGTTAGACGTTTGTACTTGTTTAATTGCGTCTGGTGTACTAGATGGAACATCATTCTTAAACTGAGACAACGAGTCAATAACCGATTGATTATAGATTGCTGTGCCTTCAGCATTAGTGTGTAAAGCATCTACTAACAACTTCTTGTTTTGCAGAATCTCACCCTGAGTACCTACCAAAGCAACATTCTTGTTTTCTTTAGCAATCTCGTTAAACAATGGGTCAACTTTAGGGTCAAAGTTGTTTGTAACTACATCGTTGATAGACGCAGCATAAGGAGAACCAGTAAGGACAACATTAACACCTTGGTCAGCCAAAGTCTTAACAATCTGGTTTATGTTGTCTTTGATAGTTCCTTTATCTACACCTTGTAGGAAATCCACACCGCCTGTTTGCAAGAACACAGTAGCGTTAGGGTCAAACTGACCACCACCCGCTAGGTAAGTATTTAGTTGGGTCAGAGTGTCAGAAGTTGTTGCACCGCCCACAGCATAGTTAGATGTTGCCTGACCTGTAGCCTCTGTTAGTTCAGCAGCAAGGGTAGGATTTAAACTGTTCCAACTAGCACCTGAGAGAATGTTTCCACTCAGCAAGCCACCAGAAGCACCACCAGTTGCGTTAGCTACGTCTTCACCAGAGATTCCATACTGACGCATAGCAGCCTGAGTTGCATTAGCATCAGGACTAGAAGCAAGAAAATCACGGATGGTTGCATAAAGGTCTTCAGCAGAACCACCTGTGTTCATCCGATAGCGCATTGCATCAGAGATAGCCATGATTAACCCCTAATCTCTACGTTGGATGTAATGCCAGCACCAATCTTCATTGCTTTCAATTGGGCTTCTGCTTCAAACTCTTGTTGCTTCAATGCAAAGTAAGCCTGTTGTTTCTCACGCTCAAGTTGCAACTTAGCCATCTCTTTCTCACGCATCAATTGCATTTCAAGAGCAGCCTTTTGTTGTGCCATCTGCATATCAATCTGCATCTGCTGTTGTTGCATCTGCAAGTCAGCTTGTGCTTTAGCTTGGTTAGCTTGTATCTCAGCCTGAGTCTTAGCCATCAATGCCTGTAATTCTGGGGGCATCTGTTGCTCTTGTGGAGGAGGGTTACTCAACGCTTGGTCTTGCTCTGGCGTAATTGCTTTGTAGAACTCAGCACTATCCTTAAAGCCAGCAATCTCAACCATGCGTCCCAATGTTCCACGATACTGAGCAGGGGAAACGTAAGGGTTGGCAAGCCCATACTGCCCAATCAACTGCTCCTGTTTAGCAAGAACCATAGACAACATAGCCATCTGTTCCTGACGATTCCCAGCACCTAAACCTACGTTGATAGACACATCGTATTGGTTAGCCCATGTTCTAGGGTCAAACTCTACGAACTCACCACGCATACGCACTACACGAGCCTTATCCTGATATTTGCACAAAAGATGCAAAATACCCTTGAACAATGACTTAACGCCTGTCTCAGCAAAGATTCGAGCCATCAGTTCAATCTTACCTGCGCCAGCTTGTTGCATAGAAGCTACTGCTGCTGCTGTGACGTTTTGTAAGACAGAAGGGTCTAAACCCTGTGAGGCATCAGACACGCCTGTACGCTTAGACTGTACTGTGTCCAAGTATTGCAACATTGGAAAGGCTTGCGCTGCCACATTCTGAACTGTTAATTGCTGGACAGCGTTCATAGACTTAACACGAATAACACCACCTGCTGTAGATGTAAGCAGGTCATCTAAATTTGTCTGACCTTCAACAGCCAATACTCTGGCATTGTTGGTGAGATAAAGGTTATCCAACATTTGACGAGTAATAGTAGTCTTGATTAACTGTAGGTCAACTGTTCTGTCAGCTAGTGAGTTACCAAAAAATTTATGCGGGATTGGAATAGGACAGATTGAGTGGAAAGGAACATAGTCCACTTCCTCAACCATCTCCTTACCCTTCTCATCCTCAAGGATTTCATTAGAAGCGTAGAACACTTGTACCAAGGAAGCAATGCCTTTTCCATCTATATCAGTTTTGACATAGCACTCAAAGACTTCAATCTCTTGCATTGAAGGGTCATCAGTCTGTGTTTGGTAGGGTTGCTCACCTGCTGCATAACGAGCCACACGCTCTGGTGTGTACGCTAGTGCATCACCCATCTGCAAGCCTTCAATCTGCTTCTTGTTAAAGCCCATAGCAACCAAGGTGCTACGAGTCAACATCTGTCTGTGGGCTACGAATGGGCTATCAGCAATAGTTCTAGCCTTCTTGCTAATCAGGAATTCTTCGGGAGGTACGTTTTCAATCGTTACCTTGCCTGACTTTTTCTTTTGTTGGACAACTACGTTATGAGTAGCACCCATCACAGGCATACCCATAGGGTCTATAACTGGTTGTCCCATCGGGTCAAATATTGGGAACTCTATCGTATCTTGCTCGACAATCTCCATAGTCTCATCACTCATCAGCATTGCTAACTCATCGTTAGTCAAGTCAAAGTAACGCTCTTTGGTAATGTCTTCTTTATCTTCCCAATACGCTTTAACGATGCCGTTCTTCTGTAAGAGAGCATCTTTAAACCAATCATGCAGAATGGCTACGCCTTCGTTGTCACGGCTAAAAACCCAGTTGCAATACTGTGTCGCTTGTTTTGCGGATGCTTCGTCTTTCGGGCCTTGAGGCTCGAAAACTACAATATCATCTGAGCCTGTAAATATACGAACTAGGCTAGGCAGCGCACCATCTATCGCTTCTGCCACTTCTCCAGTAACGATTTGAGACTTACCCTCAACCTCATTACCATATGGCTGCCTGAGATAAGCCTCCAAAGCCTGTTTGCGCTGTTCAACAGTTTCACTTTCAATAAAGCCAATAGCGTCATCAATCTCTGCCTGTAGTATTGACTTCAGTTCGTTCTGTTCCATGTTTGTCCTTTGGAGGGCGACCCATTCGGGGTTTGTCCAATTTTAACTCATTTACCACATTTTCGAGCATTTCGATACGTTTTTCAAGTTCTTTTACTTTAGGTGCTAAATTTACACCCTGCATTTGCACATACATCAGACAATCCATTTCGGAGTTTGGTTAATAGGCTTAGACCAAGTTGAATGACCTTCATCCAATCCAAGGGCTAAGTAACGGAACGAATCAGAGCCATGACTTGACCAATCATGCAATGGTCTTTCATAGAATATCTTACGCTTCTCATCGTAGTCTCTGCGATAGTTTCTCAAGCAGTTCAGCCCTGTTTGCACTTTAGGCACGTTAAACCAGCACCTTGGCAATAATCGTCTTACTGCTTGGATACCATCATCTAGTCCCATTCTGGGAGCAATCTTGACCTCTAATCCTGATTCCTCAAGCATCTCCATTCTGCTCTTACCTGTCCCAAGTTCTCTGACCCTAACGTCATGGGGCAATATATGCTCTGCTTTGAGATAGTCATTGTCCTTAATCCACTTCACATAATGGTCTAAACCTACTCCGTGATTCTCGTAGTAGTCAATCAGACGCACCTCAGTACCCACCAACTGAGCCACCCAGATAGACGTAGAGTCGCCCATACCCAAGTCCCAAGCAGTAAAAGTCCTACTCAGTTCCTCTCTGGGAATCTCTTGCATATGCTTCTTTTCTTCTAACTCATTGAGGATTTGACCAAAGTAAGAACCTTCTACGGCAGCATCAAAGCTACATTCAAACTCTTGGCGGTATTTATCCTCGCCCATCTCATTCTTAGCAGCCTTCAGTTCTGTGTCATCCACCACCCCTGTCTCTGAGGCTTTGAACTCTAACAAACCCCATCCATCCTCTTTCTCAGCCCTGTCTCTCAGTTCTTTGAAGTGGTTGTGTCCCTTTGGTGTACCAATGAATAAACACCAGCCTTTTCTGTCTGTCAGGGCAGGTCTAACAATGTCAGTCCATATCTTAGGATTCTGGTCACCCACCTCATCAATGATTACCCCATCAAAGTATTGACCTCGCAGGGAATCAGGATTGTCTGAGCCATATAGCTGGATACGCCTACCCCAGAAGTCCACCCTCAGTTCTGAGATGTTGTTAGTACCGCCTAGCGGTGTAGTGTATTTAACGAGATAGTCCCAAGCTACACGCTTTGCTTGTCCATAGGTAGGCGCAATGTAAGCGTATCTGGGTGTTTCTTTCTCATTTAGCACCGCCTCACGGATTAAGTGGTTAAGTGCTGCAACAGTCTTACCAAACCTTCGATGTGCAACTACTACTGCAAAGCGTTTGCCTTCCAGTAACTCATGAACCTTTAGTTGGTGTTCCCTTGGCTTATAGGGAATTTCGATTACTTCGCCCATGTAACGATGTGCTGAAGTGGTTGGTCAGAGTCGCCACTTATAGTTACTGAAGCCATATCAGGCATTGATTTACGCAATAGTATCTCAATAGCCTTCATCCTTGTAGGACTTAACTCCTCAGTTTCACCAAGTGCATGATTTTGCAAAACATTTAGTAATTGACTTACTTGAATCTTTTTGCGTACATCTTCCTGATGAAGTTTGTTTATTGGTCTTCCGACTTGTGCCATTTTGTTTGACTCCTCTAGGGTTGGTCAAGGTTAAGTAATACTTTATTCTAACAGACTTGTAATCTCTTTACGCTTTTCTTCGTCTGCAAGCACTCCTAGCGGTAGTAAGCCAGCAAGAATATCTGCTTCTTTAGTTCTAGTTGGGTCAAATGATGCAAATGTACTTCTTACTTGATTAGGCTCAAATACAACTCCTACATCTACTAACTTAGCTGGCCCTGAGCCAGTATCGTAAGTATTTTTAAGAATTAAAGCGTCATGTCCTTTGCGTTTAGCTTCTTCAACTAAATCGTTGTAAGACTGCTCTCGGTATGCCTGACCCTTAAAGTCATAAACCATAGGGTTTTCATAACGCAATGCAACTGGCATTACATTACCGCCTTCTTGGGCATTTTCAGCTAATTGTCTTTCAGCCCTAATTGATATAAATTTATCAATCTGATTTAACGCTGGCGCAGCAGCATCTTTACCAACAATATCAATTATTTCCTTTTTTAGACCAGTAAGTTGTGGCTGGCTATAACTGTTATACCAACCAGTAGGCATTAATTCTTTTACTTTTGCATCTAATGCTTCTTGCTCTAATTGTGGTAATTTTTTGTTGTATATAGTATTTTGGATAGCAGATAGCATCTCATCTCTAACATCACCATATTTGGCAACTAAAGATTGCGCTTCTTGCATACGCTTAATTTCACTATCTTCAGCAATTTGCATTTGCTTCTCGTACTCATCCCAATTTCCACGCTTTTCAGCAGCGTTTGCTTTACGCATTGCCTCTCTATATTCTCTTGTCCCACCAATCTGTGCATACCCTGATGCCGTTTCAGCACCATACCCCTTCATTGAAACAGTATTAAGTTTTGCAATTTCTTCGTCAGTTTTGCCTAATTTTTTAAGGAACTCAATAGACTTAGGGTCTGTTGATTTTTGTAGCATTGCTGCTGGAGCC